GCTTCCCTTAGTAATCGACCTGCATCGTATGCTGCTAATCGTGTTCCACCTGCGGTGTTACACCATAGTATCTATACTGATGCTGGTCCTCAGCTAGTTAATAAAGATAAGACTGTTGTCGACTCTGAATGGCTATCCAAAATTCATGTTATACATCCACTCAACCCTACTCACAAGATTAAAACAATGACGCGTGAGACCGTTTACGATCATGTCTACTCTTGTATTGGATATATATCTGTAAATCTCGTTGATTTTGATAGACAGCCTCGTGGGCTTAATGGTATCCACATAGATAAAAATTATGTGATGTTTCCCTCACATATTCTATGGTCCATTAAACCTGGTGAGGAATTTGTTATAACTTTTAATCCTTTCTCTGGTCTTAATTCTTCAATTAAATCTGAATATACTCAGATTATAACTTTACGTGATGTTTACATACCACAAGGTAGTGATCGTGCATATGTTCAATTTTTGGACTTACCACTTGGTTATGACCTTACTGAATATATCATTGATCGTGACGTCTCTGGTGTTCACCAAGCGTATACTCCACTTCTGGATCATGCTAGTATTGTTGTTACTAATGGTGTTCCTACAGATATCACATACTCTGATGGACACAGTGGTGTATCTATTTCAGCAAATTGTTACCAAGCCACTGGCCTGGTCAATCCTGGTGATTGTGGAATACCATTGCTTATACCATTTAAAGATTCATTTGCTATAGCTGGTCTGTTAGTTGCTGGATCAGAACATACACGTGGTAATATTGTCTATTATGAAGCTATTACACGTAGCCGAATTAAAGCCGATCTACAGTCCGCAAATCCTATTATACCTTATTATATCCCAGCTATGGGACAAATTGAGGGTGTAGATAGTAGGATTCTTCATCCAAAATCAAGGTTTAGATACATGAATGATGCTTATTGTATTGTTCATGGACGATATAAGAAGTTGATTACTGCAAAACCTCGTGTTGAGGAAACTTCTTACTCTGATCTCATTGCCACTTATTTCGAAAAACCACCACTATGTGTGCCAGTTTTTACTCGTGGCAATGTTGATGGTGAATGGTTAGATCCTATGTTTCCTGCAATGATTGGCAGAATTCGTCAACCAATACCCTTGAATATCGATGTCGTGCGTTTAGCAACCGCTTCGTATGCGTCGTCTTTAAAAGAATTGTCTATCAATTCTGTGGATTATTTGAGGCCACTCAATTTTGACCAGGCGTGTAATGGCATAGAAGGCTTAACGTCTATTAATGTTTTGAATCGTTCCACGTCTGCTGGTTATGGTATGCCTGGAACTAAAAACAACTATTTTATTGATGACGATTTAAGTGCCATGCCAGATGGAAAGTGTTTGAAAGAACCGTATCTGAGCCAACTATGGCTCCTTGATAAGGAACTTCGCTCTGGTAATCGAGTTTGTCCACTTTTTCAAGCTTTCTTGAAGACAGAAGAAGTTGTCAAGGAAAGTAAGAAGCGTATCGGCAAGTATAGAGTCTTCATGGGATGTCCCATGTTGTTCACTATAGTTGCCCGTAAATATTACCTTCCATTGATTAGGCTATTGATTCATCACCGTACTGAGAGTGAAATCTCCGTTGGTATGAATGTTTATTCGTCTGATTGGGATGACTTATATAATTTACTTGATCAACGTGGCATGTTGTACTTTGATCTAGACTATGTTAGCTTTGATAGTGAAACATTGAAGACACTCATGTTCTTCGGTTTCACTGTACTCATTGATCTAGCAAAAGCATCGCCCCATTATGATGAAGGTGACATTATTGCAATGACAACAATCATGTATGATATTGTTCACTTTGTATGCATTTATGATGATGCCGTTGTTAGTTTTGCTAGAGGTAATCCTTCTGGTCATTGCCTCACCACTATCATCAATTGTATTGTCAACTCTATTGCACTACGTGTTTGCTGGCATATGATTGGTTACAAACTTTCTGATTTTTCGTCACATGTTATTTTAC